TTTACGCCGACTAAGGTTGTGCTTTATCCGTTGAATACGTTTGACGAGATGGTATCCAGTGACATGGATGCCCACCAACGCGTTACCTACGCGCTAAACAAGGTAGACGCCGCCTATGAGTGGTGTGAAGAAAATGTGGACGTGAAGCGCATTGTAATAATAATTTGTTGCATTTGCGCCTTATGGACCGCGTTCAATTGCGCCCTCTTCGTGGCGCACTACGGTCTTGTGCTGCTCTCTGCGATACTGAAATATGTACGCAAGAGCACTAAAAGATACGTAAGGTTCATGGGCCAAAATTGGTCCATGATCTTCAGTCCCGTCATGTTGGCCTATCACCTGTACGATTCATATCGTGCTAGGAGAGAGGTCCGACAATCGGAACTGGTTGAAATACCTCCTCGGGTTATCACGAACGCTGATCGCGTCGTGGAGGCCCTTGAGAGGATTGCGAGCGCCCCTTCTGCGATCCAACAAGAAGCTGTGCCGCCCCCGCCGCGTAATGGGAGCGACACTGTTGCCGTGGCACCTTTGGGTGCCTTAGCGTCGTTGAAACTGGCCGCCGCCTCGGGCTTTAAACCTGAGATGGCGTGTACGGATTCGCCGATATTGGAATCTGGGTCTGAGGAGGAGCGTAAGCTCTTAAAGAGCATACTTCAAGTGACCTACGGGGGCACCATTGAAAATGGTGTCAACAAAGGTCTCAAGTTGATAGGTTTGGCTACTTACGTGTCAGTGAGGAGCTCTTTCTCAGAGATGGGAAAGGGCAAGTCGATGACGTTGTTGACCGCCGGCCATGTGCTCGAACAAATGCTAGGTCATATCCGCGCCGGCACCCCTGTGGGCGTCCGGACGGCGGAGGGGAAATATCGGGCGTTGTTCAGTCGTTCTCCCAAGAAGGAGAATTTGATTTTGTCTGTTAACATTTCAAAAGCTAACGACATGGGAATGATGTCCGTTCATCCGAGTGTGGCGGCGGTCTTGGGCTCAAAGTCCATCAAGCTGTTCCACTCATCCCCTAATGAGTGTCCCGGTTTGTTTGCGTTCGTTATGGAGTCCGTTGAGGGCCGTCCCGAATGGAAGCGAGCTGGTATTACTCATGTGGGTCCCTACAGCGGCGAGCAAAACATTGTGTGTGCTATTGAGCACAATGCAATGACTAAGCCCGGCGATAGTGGAACTCCGATTTTCGACACTTTTGAAGGTCGCTTTTACGTGGTAGCAGTTCATCTTGGCAGTGACAAGAAGATCAAGCACAACGTAGCGGCCGATCTTGTGGTGTTTGCAAATTCGTGGTCGAGGACCCAGGAAGGCCAGCCTAGTGGCAATTCCGAATATACCGAAGAGGCCCGCGTCCGTTACAATACGATGTCGGCCCGCCGTAAGCAGGAAGCATTCGAACAGCGTCAGCAGGACGAAGACTTCCAGAGGAAAGCTGACCGGTACGTTAATGACACTTATGATGACTCGGAAGGGTTCACCGTAAGGAGCTATAATAGTACTGAGTTTGCCACTGACCCGGCCGATGAGGATCACTATGTGGCCCAAATCGGCCGTGCGCAGTATGCTAACGGCAAACGTAAGCGCCCTTCAAAGGCGGTGATCGCCGCGGCCGCTGGTTACAGCGACTTCGGTGGTAGCCGCGGGGGGCGTGAGAACGCCGCAACACCTGTTGAATTGCCTCCCACCACGGTAAGTGGGGGAGCCAAGAATACGGGTGCGTCCCAAGCTGCGAAGGCTCCTCTTGCTCCAGTTGCCGATGGCAAGTTGGAGGAGAGCCCGATACCAGCTAAGGCTGAGAAAGCGGCTCCTGCTCAGGTTGCTATAGATGGCAAGTCGGAGGGGAGCAGCTCATCGGCCGGTGGTCCCTCCACCGTCCCAGCGAAACGGAAGTTAGCGGGAAAGGATAAGGAGGCCCGTCTTAAAGAAACGGGTTTTCAGGAGGGCCGCCAAGGGAGCGCGGCCGGATCGAAGTCTCCCTCAGAGAACAACTCAACCTCAAAGTCCTCCCAGGCGCAGAATGCGCCCAAGAAGGCTCAGAAGGAGCGGAAATTCTCAAGGAAACAGGAGACACCGGCATCTGGAGTCTCATTGGCTTCGCTCAAGGAGGTATCACACCTTTTAAGCGAGCTGAGGAACCTCGAATCCTTGCTGATCTCCCGCCCGGGAAGTTCAGCGAAGTTAGAGGATACAAAACTCCAGAACAGTCCGCTGGATCCCAAGCCCGATGCCTAGCTCACGCTGGGCGCCAGCATGTACCGTCGACTTATGATAAGTACGACGACGCAGCGGCAAGGGCGTTGGAAGAGATACCTGAGTACGACGTGCCCGAGGGGTTGAAGCAGTTGGAAGAATCGTCGGTAAGAGCGCTTTGGCGTTCTTACCTAGGATTGGATGTCCCGTCAAAACGATATAATCCAAAAGCTGGACCAGGGTTGCCGTGGGTAAAGTTATATCCATCCCAGGCCAAGTTGGTCGAATCGATGGGCGAGGAGCTCATTGAGATCGCTTGGACACGTCTTACGAACATCATGAACACGCCGATCGAGAATTCCATGGCAGGTGCCAGGAAGATGTACGTCGACGGTTTGTGGGACCCGTACCAGGTTCTAACTAAGAGAGAGCCGCACCCCCCTCGAAAGGTCCAGTTGGGCCAGTGGAGGTTGGTGTTTGCCGACTCGATGGTTAACCGGATGATTGAGCTTGTTTATTCCATGTACTATAACAATGCTTGTGCTGATAACTGGAAGAATATTCCAGAGAAGCCAGGCATGGGTTTTGGTGATGAAGGTGTGCATGCTCTTATGTCCGAGATGCGCCAATGGCGCAACCATGCGGATGCGAATGGTCACAAGATCGTCCAAGAGGACGTTAAGACTTGGGACCATAGCACGAAGGAAGCGCTGCACTATGGTGCTTTGCGGGTGCGAATCGGTGCGAACCGCTGTGAAGGAACTCCAATGGAGACCCTCATGCGTAAGTGCCAAGTAGCTCTGCTTTACCCGTTGTTGATCACGATGGTCGACTTCGCGATAAAGATGTCCTATGTATTTCAAAGGAATCTTCCCGGGGGAACGTTGTCTGGGCGACTAAACACCGCAGCAGACAATTCGTTGGAGAACGTTATCCTCATGTACTCAATCCTGGCAATATTGGCCAGGGCTATGGGTGATGATGGAAACGCCATGTACCCCGCTTCCATGACTGTGGAGGCTCTCGTATCGGCATATGCCGAGCGAGGCTTCACGTTGCGGGAGGTCGCGATGTGGGACCATACAGGTGGGGAGTTTTGTTCTTCCCATTGGCATTTGGCCACGGGTCGCCGCCAACCGCTCTCAGTCCACAAAATGCTGGCGAACTATTTGTCTTCGGATAAGTTCGATGCAAGTATGTATCGCCAGTTCATGATGGAACTTGAGGGGGCCTCGGTTGAAGACCTCGCTTATGTGCGCGAGGTATTGATGTTCACCAAAATGTGCCCAGATGCACATTTCGAACAGCACTCTTCGTCGGACCTCGAACTTCCCCCATCGCCTGTGGCGAGGGAAGGAGGGGTCTGGTCCGAGTTTCCCGACTCAGATGATGAGGACGGGGATGCTCGGTCCTCAGACGATGAGGAGGCTAGGGATGATGATGAACTGATGCTCGACACCATTCGGAACGATGAGGAAGCCATGGAGTTTGTCGTGCGTAGGCCGCACTTGCGCCGTGTTATGCGCGCAAGGCTAGCTCGCAGGATGCAACGTGGCGACGTAGAGTTGTTACAACTGAATGCTGAGATAAACAGTATGCGCAACCTTTCAAGTGACCTCCGGACTCAGTCCGGGCGACACAAGGATAGGTTGCGTTCGGAGTGGGAACGCGTGTATCAATTGACGCGCGCGGCCGTCCGACTGTTTAGAGAGTACTTCCCAGACGATGACTATGAGAGACATAGCGCCCATGACTTTGAGCTTCCCCCATCGCAAGTAGCGAGGGAAATTGAGGTCATGCAGCGCAGGATCGACTCGTTGTCTTGGTTGAACACGATCGCGGAACGATGCGGCAAGAACTCAGAACGCTATTTAACGGCGTTGATTGAGTACATGCGCGAGTTGCAATCCGTAGACTTTTCCAGCCTCGACTTTTATGATAGAGACGAGTTCTTGGAGGAGCTTAGGAGCGTGCGCGACGAAGTTCAAGAGATTGTCGGATACGTGCCGCAAAACTCCACTGGGGGCTCATTGCCTGATTCAGCGGATGTTTGTAGCAGGCCGTTCCGTTCTGATCTCTTAGTGGAGGTGGGCGGTGAGGAACCGCGTCCGGAGAGGTCGGATCCGGTAAATAAGCCTAAACAGAGAGTTTATTTACGTAGCTTTACATTTGAGCTACTTATTTTATTTATTTGTTTGATTTTCGTCGGACCTTGGCAAGCTGAAGCAATGGCTACTGATGCTAAGTTCGACAATTGTGCGCGGAGGTGCCAGCTTACTGAGGCTGGCAGGGACTACGCTAAACTTGTGCTTGATCCTTTTCATGACACTAACACAGTCGTAGTTCAGCAACCGTCGGTTGCCCCCCTGCGGTCCTATGTTCAAAGCCATAAGGCTGAGCTTTCCATTACAAAGCCGTCATTCGTGACGGACGGAAAGTGGGACGCCCATTTCCTCTTTTGCCCTACGGCATATTGTGGAAACAGCTTTGACTCGGATTCGACGCTGGGAGCGTTCTCCCATTCGTGCAAGATTCAGAATCTTGACTCCGATACAGGCAACGTCTATGGTTCGTTCCAAGATGGATCGAACATAGGCGAGGCGTGGCCCGACCGTGCATTCTTGATTGTTTGCAAGGTTGCGGCTGGTAACCAAGCCTGGGTCCCGTCTGTGCAACATGAGTTTCAGTACATTCAATGGTCTGAAATGTTCGGCACGGGTGATGACCCAATGGAGGATCAGTCACGAGCGCGTTTGATTGCTGGCGGATATGAGATCGTCAATGCTACCGAGGAGTTGTACCGCGGTGGCACGGCGGTCGATTGGAACATGGAGCCTGGCATCGTGGAATCGTCGGTGTTAGTTAACGATGGACTCGTTCTAACACTCCCGACCGCGACCGACCCCATAGTCTTAGTCCTGCCTGCGACCAAGCATGCCATGCGGTGTAATTTGCCGCCCACCACTATCGCGCAAGCGAAGGGAATTAACGGAGTGTCGCGTTCTGCCATTGAAGGCAGCTACGTTACGCTGCGTTTATCCGGTCCGGAAGCCATCGCGGCCCCGGGTCTCGGTGCCCATGTGATGGTGTCCCAGGAGCCTACCGACAATACGGAGCCTAACTGGTGGAGTGGAGCAAACATTACGTATGCTGCCACTGGCGTGGCTGGTGAGGTGACTGGTCCCACCTTCGTGAATATGGCGCTTCTTCGGAAGTGCCACTTCAAGATGAGCGGGAGCATTTATGCTGGTCTAAACGCCCAAGCGGTGTTGTCCTTCATCTCGATTGCTCACATTGAAGTGAGCCCCGAGGCTGGAGACCCGCTTGCCGGTCTCGCCCACCCTGGCCCGGCTTACGATGATGCTTGCTTTGAGTTGATCGCTCAAGTTCAGCACACGTTGCTGGCCGGGTATCCCGTTGGTGACAACGAGGCGGGTGAGTTTTGGAGGAAGGTCGTTGCAGCAGTTGCAAAGTACGCGGGCAAAGTTGCCCAGTACTCTGCTGCCATGGCCGTGATTCCTGGTCCCATTGGTGCTTATGCCCGAGGCGTGAACATCGCTGCCGAATTGGCTAGCGGTGCCGCCGCTAAGGTTGAGCGCCGTATGGAGAAACAGGCTGCAGTGCGTTCTGAAGCACAGGCTCGTAAAATCGAGGCTATGTCTAAGACGCAGATGCCGAGCAAGTTCAAGGCTATGAAGAGGCTGAAGAATCCTTCCGGCAAGAAGTAGTTTGTGACCGGCTCCGCAATGAGGGTAAACTATGTTCTTCCATGAGAAGTAAAATCGCAGGGCCTTCGCTCGTCTAAGTTGTTGACTTGCGAAGGGCCCGACGCTACTACCAACTACGGTTGGAAGCACGAAAGTGCGGCCTTGATCTGTTCAATCTCGCGAGAGAGAGAGCAGTGTTAGGCTATCGGTGCCGCCCGATTGCGTTAGGAGGGCAAAGTAGTGTTTGG